TTAGCTGCGCATGCATTCATTTGGAGGTCAAATGATTCTTGCCCCATATGAACAATGCGATTGTTAACGATTGCATCCAGCAAATCCCCTGATGCCTGGTAAAACGCGGTTCCCGACACATCAACCACCCTGCAACCACTTGCCGATAATCTTGCGGCAATGCTGGCCGTTGAGTAATGGTCAAACATAATCATGCGCGGGAAATACTTATCAACCCACTTGGTTTTTATGTCTGCCGCAATTTGCAGCTCATCCACTGCCGTGTCAGAACGCCATTGATCCATGATGCCAACGCCAATTTTGCCGTTCGGGAGATATTGACCAGCAACCAAGGTTGCGGTGCGTTTTGATATGGCCACATCAAAGGCCATAAATGTGTCAGGCCCAATTGGTAACGAAAGGTTACTATCGGCGCAAGCTTCCCATGATCCGATAGGCCAAGGGCTGCTAAGAGACGAAACCCACATGCACATGTGCTCAGGCAAAAATTTTTCCATGGGCATTACTGACAAAGCTTCTTCAAGGCCCGATTCCGTAATTGTTATGCCCAGGCTTGGGTTACTAGCTGCCCAGGCTGAACGGTCGGTGGGTTTTGCATGTTGAGGTGCTGAGTATTCATACCAACCTAAAGTCGGTGATGGATATGAAAGGGCCTTATCGCGTAGGTCATTAAGCACATGGCTAAATGCATCGCCGGCGTTGCTGCACACATATGTCTGAGCCTTGTCACCCATTGCAATGGTGATTGGCTTAGCTGCTGCCCAGGCTTCTTCACTGATGTAACGCAGCTCATCCACAAATAGCAGATTGGCTGACTTGCCGCGTGCGCCGTCACTGGTTCCGGCCACGATTTCATAACGCGCTCCATTAAGTAAATCCAAGTGCTCCTTGCCGTTACCACGGTAGCCAACCTCACCACGGTTAAGCTTGACTTGGCTTCTTAAGAATTCATTGGCCTCAATGATTGAGCACACCTTGCGGAATGTATCCTCGGCCATGCCTCGCTTAGACGACATTGCCACAACCGACTTCTCCTCAAGCACGAACAAGCCAAAAAGGATGCGTAAGGCAATAAGCATGGTTTTGCCATTTTGACGGCTTAGAATCACCGCAACGGTCTTGCGCTTAAACGCCCCAGTTTCATCCACGGTTAGAAAGTCATTGGCAATAAATTTCTGCCAGGGAAATAATGGATACCCACATTTTTCCGCAAACTCTGCAAATTCTTCGCCCCTGGATTTTCCTTTTAACGGAATGCTCATGATCCGTGGTTTTACAGCTCCCACAAGCTTCTTTTTCTTTACCCCCACCTTGGCGGGTTTTGGATTGTCTATGACTAGTTCCATGATGGCCTTGCCTGACCTTCAAAGGGCCCAACAAGACTCGAACCGGCTCGAACCGGAGAGAGAAGGTCGGGAGAGACAGTGGGGGCAGAAGTTGAGCCTAAAAAAAAGGCCAAAGACTTCCTACCTTTAAGCAGGTTACATTTTTTGCAGCTAGTCAAAAGGTTATCAAGCTCGTCTCCACCGCCGGCGACCTTTGGAACCACATGGTCAACATGGTTTGCATCTTCAGCACCGCAGTATTGGCACACTCGGTTATCCCTTGCCAAGACTTTGAGCCGTTGCTTCTTAAACTCTGAGGTGTTGTTCTTATGTCTTAATGCCATTTGTGTGTTCTCCAATGTTCCAAGGCCAGTGTCATGGATCCGTACCTATTGTAAGCATACGCAATGCACCAATGCACCTGTTGTTTGTAATTAGCCTTGGCCATGTATTTGCTGCGGCCTTGACACAACCCATGATGCGAGCCATTGACCGCCTTTATGTTCCAGTTACTTTCCTTGTTCCATAGCACTAAAGCTGCTGAGAACTCTAAGGGTGTAAGTAATGATCCGGCATATGACTGGATTGTTTTTATATCTGTTGCACTTGCTTCAGGGCTGCCAAGCAATAAACATAGCCCTGCCAATAGATGCACAACACACCGCCGGGCTATCCCTGAAGGGCCCTGCCGTGCGCTATGCATCGTATATCTTGAGTCAAGCATCAGCGTGAATCTTGGGCGTTTCCCACAGTTATCAGGGCCTGTGGATAACCCCTGTGGATAACTAATGCGTAAGCAACCAAATCATTGCAAGGCCAAGAACGCATTGAACAATGACAAGAATGCGAATCAACTTAGCTTTGGTCATGACTGGGCCTCCAATAGACACACGCCCATGTTGCCACATCGGGTGCATTGCAATACTTTCACATGATCCGGGAGGTTATCGGTAATGATGCGCTCAATTTGCTTGGTTATTTTCTTGCATTTACGGCATTCAAACTCAATGCTCATTTGCATTCCCAACACGCCCAACGCCTGTCAACGCGTGGGTCATAACGCCATCGCCCGGTTGCCAACTCCCTACGCTCGCCGCATATTGAGCACACCTCACTTGGAATGATGGCTGCCCATCCCATTACTTCACCGCAGCAATCTTGGGAACCCACTTGCCTTCACTGTTAAGGGCAAACCAAATTGGCTCACATTGCTCCTTGACTACATAGTTTGTGCAGCGCATGCCGTAGTACGCACGGCCATTCTTCTCACCTTGAAGCACTGTTCTATCGCCATGCTTACAATGCCAGGCATCATAAGCTTCAGCAATCGGTGCAGGTGTTGCCCACGGATCATGTTGTTCTTGCTCAGTTTCCTTGATTTTGGTAACTGTGGCCTTGGGTGCTTCTTGGCGTGCCTTTATTTCATCAGCACTGGCAATTTTCTTTGAAGCTAATCCAACTGCAATGGCGCATCGGCCCCAAGCACTTGTTTCTGCATTCATCAGTTCACTGCCCTTTGTATATGGCGTGCGCCCTGGTACTTCTTCCCAAGCACATGCAATGGCAGGGCATGGATCAAACGGGTCACGGTAGAACGCGGCAGTGTAGGCAATGTAAGTGAGCCCACCAATCTCAACAACCTTAAAAGGCTCATTTGGGTTTGCTGGTCTAAACACGCCTTCAGGAAATATCTCCTTAATCTTGCGCATTCTTTCGGCCACATCCACATAATCATCCATGTTGAAACTCATAACATCATCCCTTCATCCACTGCACGCCAAATGGTGCATTCATTGCCGTTTTGGTTTTTTCTAGTAAGCCCTGAATCAATGATGAATCCCTGTGTTTCCAAAGACTTACGCAATGGCCTGACTGAATTGCCCGGAATGGACAAGGTGGCCTCAATTTCATAATCGGTTACTCCACGCAATCCAGCACGCACCAGCAGCTCATAAATCCTCAAGCGCAATGAGCCCGTTTCAGGATACTTGCGCATTGCTGCATCTACTGATGTGCGCTTAGCGTTGCGTGCAATGATTACAGCGTTATCGCTGACTGTTGGCGGCTTCACGCTTGCCCACGGCCTTCCCTAAATCAAACCCGGCACGGTGGCCTTGATCTAAGCCAATCTCCTTGCCAAGCAAAAATCCCGCAATCATGGGCAATCCTAAAACTATGACCGACCCAACGAAAATGCCAGCATCAGATAATGTTGAAATGAAATCAATCACTTTGAATCCTCGCTTTCCATTCTCCAAAAGGTTTGAATTGTCTTGTCCATGTCAAAACGGTAATGACCGCCAAGGGGCTTATATGCCTCAATTTTTCTATCGCGTACCAAGCGGCGCAATGTGCTTGGTGTGATTTCCAAGATGGATGCCATCTCTGTTGTGCTCAAATACTCCGGTTCTAGAATGCTCATATTGTCTCCCATGATCCAGCGTAATCAGTCAGTATGACAACTTCACCCGTGCCAATATCAAACGCAGCTTCATGAGGCTCAGCAATGGATTTCAGGAATGCTGATGCCAAGATGTAATCAGTGTATGTGTCAACCCAATGGGCATAACCCCAGTCAAATAAAATTTCAGTGTCATGGATAATTGGCTCAAAACGCATGACCTTCTTTTCCCAATCCTTGCCCCACTGCATTGAAGTCGTGGTCAAGTGTTCAAAGTCGTTTTTTGTAAGCTCTAAGGTTATTTTCATGACTGGCCCATTTTCTTAAACTGAGCATCAATCTCATTAATTGTGTATTGCTCGCATGTATCGCACATGCAGTCAGCCGCAGCTTGAAACGCTTTGGATTCCTTGCTTAATTGGTCACTAATTTCAATGTATAAATCTGCCATTCTTGACATGTGAGGCCCTTCGTCTATATCGCCTTGTTGCGATAAACCAAATATAGACGATATGGACGAGATGCACAACATCAACACCGTTCGGCGTGTCTAACGCTCCAAAAGTATGGTGTAGATATGGTCTAGGCGTGCTTCCAGCCTGTTGACCTGCTCTTTTAGGCTATGACCGTTGGCCTTGGGCCCTATCTCAGCCATGATTGAGCGCACTATAAATCTGACTGCTCCATAAAGCCCGGACAGGATGGCCATCACGCCTACAACAACGGCCACCCATGCCTGGGCCTCCATCTTACTTCTTGCCCAAATTGATTGATGAATCCTTAGGGTCAACCGCACGCAAGATAGGCCCGATAAAGCCGGCCAATAGTGCGTTTAGTAAAATCTTAGGATCAGAAATCCCGGATAGGTAAAGGGCTGCAACTGATGCAAGTGAAGCTCGTAAATACGACAAGGCCGCCGTCTTGAATTGCTGATTCATTTGTTGTCTCCTTGTATTTTCTTAATTAATGCCTCCACCTTGGCTGCACTAATAGCGATTTCAAAATGCATTTCATCCTTGCGATTGCGGTAATCACCGCCCCAAATGCATCCCCATTTTTTTGCCAAGGCCCTTATCATTGGTACTTTTTCCAAAGGAAATGTGCCCACTGCACCCAAAGGATGCTTTGAGGCATTTAGATCTAAAGCCGTTCCGGAGGAGTGATTGCTTAACTTGGCAGTTTGACCACGGATTGGCCGGTAACAATATCCCCAATCGTCAAGTGAACCCACATCAAGCGGCTCAATCAGTTCATGGAATTCAGCA